GTAAATTTGGTTTACTTTTCGCCCCAGAAGTGACTACCGGAGGAACGATTGCATATTATTACGACTTGTACGTAGAACTGGTAACTTCCCGAGGTGGTAAATTACTATCAGTGTTTACAAATAACCAAGGTGGCCCGAATCCGCCTGATACCTTCACTGGTACGGAATTAGTCGGTCCAAATACTTCATCAAACGCGACAGGTAAGAACTTTGGATATTAAATTTACTACGAGGGAGTACCTCGCGGTAGATTCAACATTTACGCCCTGATGGAATCAGAGACGGCTAGTATGACTACGCCAACAATGAAAGCCATGATGACGTAATTTAATTCGGTTTCTTCGCGCCCGACCTGAGGCTTTACAGGTTCAGACTTTGGCTCCGCGACAGCTACCTGCTGCCGAACGGGAGGCTCTAAATCCTCCAGCGGACAATACGCTATCATTTATATATATTTAGAGATTAATTTCAGTCTTCTTCTTTCGACGGGTTCGCTTGGGTTTGGCACCACCAACATTGACCTCCTTCACCTCCCCACCAGTGGAGTCACCGGAGATGGAAACAATGTCAGAAAGATCGTCGTCTTCCTCCTCTACTGGGGGAGCAGCGGAGGTAGACTGACCCATGGAAGTATTCATGGGTGGTGGAGGAGGCATCATGATATTACCCATGAGGTTCGAAATATCGACGCCAGGTCCCTGCATCTCATACTGACCCGTGCCTCCAACTGGGGCATCCACGGCGGGCCCCTCGGGTGAGCGTGTTGTGTTCTGCACTGCCGCCATCATATTCTTTACTAGGTCAGGGTTCTGCTTGATTACATCATTCATATTAGGCATTACAGACTTGAACATAGAGTTTGTAAGGTGGAACATCATCGCGGAACCACCAAGCATCATAATAAGCTTTACCTCTGGTGCGACATTCACCTTCGAGCGATACTTCACGTAGAGCTCCTCAAAAACTCCGTCATAATCATCTACATTTTCCATCACTGATTCTGACCAACCATCTAACTGAATCTCGAAAGGGTTGTACCTCTTGTTAAGGAATTCAAGACCAGTTACACAGGCGATAAGCATACGCCTCGAAAAGCGAATGCTCTGCTCTACATCTATGCTGTACGTAATACGTTTTACTTCCGAACGAAGTTCATCAACATTAGAGTACGCGTTTAATCGTTTATTCACTGCGAAACCCTTCTTTTCTAGTCTAGCAAGCTTGTTGAGAAGGTCTGACTTCTCTTCGTCTATAGAAGTGTACCCTTTAGAGGGTTGCTCAGCCTGTTCACCTGGACCGGGACCCATGGGTTCATCGTCGAACATCATAGGTTCATCCTCACCGTAATCAATTTCTTCGTCTTCACGGGGTTGCGCAGGAGCACTCTGTTTGTTGGGATTCACAAAGGCATCCATAGCTTCTTGATGGTGAGAAGCACCAGGCCTTTGCATGGGCCTCGTAGTGGGTCTGGGTACTGGCTTCGGCCGAGGAACAGAAATCTCAATCTCATCCATGAGTGCCTGTTCATCAGCATCTAATTTCATAACATTGGTATGACCCCTGTCGAGTACGATTTCTTCGTCCATCTACTCTCTATCTAGAAACTAAGAAAATGTCTTTAACGCACTTTAAAAAAATGTATGTCTATTATAAATGTTCAAACTCAATCTCAATCGGGCCGACCGCAATGCCCTGTTATACATGCTCGTGTTGATGATTATCATTACCGCCCTAGGCTTCTGGAATGCTACTACTGTTAACTATCAACCCAGGCCAATTACCATTAACGCTGTCAGCGAGAAGTCACTCTTCGACCTCGAGTCCGACCTCGACTGCACCCCCGGGTCTGGTAAGAAGGACAGTGCTTACACTGTTGGTCTTACTCCAGGTGGTCTCTGTGGTGCTCAAGAACTTGTCGGTGAGCACGCTGGGTACGAAATCGCGGACGGAATTGGTGGATCTTTAATCTAAGCTAATATAAATGGCTCTTATTACATCGCCAACTGAAATGATTCCCGACCTTAACTACGAGTATCACACGATTACTATAGATAGTGTGGGACAGAGTAGCGCGAATACTTTTACTTGCCATCTTCAACAGCCACTCAAAAATGTGGTTCAGGCTAAACTTTTAGCCGCTCGTATTAATACTACTACGGCCACTGAACATTGTTACGTCTCTATCAATGAACTCGATTCTATCTTTTCGGATAGGGCGTCTAACGTTCTCACTGGTCAGGCGTCCCTGAGCTTACTTCGTAATTCTTTTGCCAGTCTTGTCACCACCGACGATACAGGTATAATTAGTTACAAAGATGACTATTCGGTCGCGACACAATATGTAAACCCTATTCGCTCCGTCGACAGGTTTACCGTTAATTTGAGGGATCAGGATGGTAATCTGATTACCCCTCCCAATCCCGCCGAGAACAACTTTTTAGTTCTCCGTTTCGTTTGTAGAAAACCCAACTTGTAATTTTTCTTGCCTTAAATTAGTATTACCATGTCTGCCGGTGTTGCACAATTGATCGCTATAGGAGCTCAGGATAAGTATATCGTGGGTGACCCTCAAATATCGTTCTTTAGTTCAACGTTCAAAAGGCATGCTAATTTTTCACAATCCGTTGAAAAACAAACAATCCACGGAGCGGTGAAAAACCAATCTATGTCTAGTGTTATTTTTGAGAGAAGCGGTGACCTTCTCAGTCACGTCTATTTTACTATGGATGATACCACCCAAGCCCTCGATACACAGAATTGGGGTACTATTATTGATAAAGTCGAACTTTTGATAGGAGGGTCCGTTATTGACTCTCAAGATTCTGTATTCACAGAGAATATTGCTGTGGATACTTTCGCTCAAAACGTTTCTAAGAGTGCTCAAGGTACACACCCAGGTATTTCTGCGCGCTCGTTCTTTTATCCGTTGAGATTCTTCTTTTGTGAAGGTCCACAATGTGCTTTACCTATTGTCGCTATGAACTACAGTAACGTGGAAATACGCATTTATTGGGGTTCTGCCGCAACTGGCAAAAACGTTGAATGTTTCGCCAATTACATATATCTCGACAATGAGGAACGTGGTCAAATCGCCACTCGTAAACACGATATGCTTGTGACTCAGGTACAAAAGAATGTTGCTTCCGGAACAAATGTTCAAGAGCTTACGTTCAATCATCCGGTGAAGTATCTCGCCTCTTCGGATACGAGCACGAACGGTGCTCTTACTTCTCCTTCCAACAGGGTTAAATTAAACATTAATGGTATTGATATGAGTAACTATAGGTGGGGAAAACCCCATTTTATTGATGTGACGCATTATTACTATACTAACTTCGTCGCATCCCCCGATTTCTTCTTGTATCCTTTCTGTCTATCCACCAGTTCTCTTCAGCCTACAGGAACCCTAAATTTCAGTCGTATCAATTCAGCAAAGATTATAAGTGAATCTATGAACATAGAACACCCTATATACGCTGTGAACTACAATATACTAAGAGTCCAAAATGGACTCGCGGCACTTCTTTACGCGAATTAAAATACCAATCTATATTAAATGGTCAAGAATTTACCGACGGTCGAGCGTTCGACCAAGGTGAGGTTCGGTAAAAATACCAGAACCGACCAGGCAGAAAATACTCTGGTATTCAATGCTAGTAATGCTGAGATAGATGTTAGTATTCCCGGTTCTGTATACATGACACCTATTCGTATAGACACAGAATTGGCTAGTGATAACATCAGAGTTTTGGCATACAACAGAGATACTAAAGAGTTGACAGATTCGAATGCAATTGCACGAGATATTTTAAATTTTAACTTAGAGGGAGCGACTAGGAATGGTAACACTACTCCGTTTATAGTTGAGTTCAATCATCCCACATCCGGTTTCGTAACCGCGAGTAATGTTGGTATCGCAAATGCATCACCCACAGATACACTATCGGTGGGTTCAAAGGTTTTCGTAAATCAATCCGCATCTGATACACTTCGAGTTATGGGAAATACATATATTCAAAATAAACTTGTCGTAGATGGAGATGCGACGTTTAATGGTCTCGTCACAACTTTACATTCCAATAACACGACCATAACGGATGCTCTCATAGAATTGGGAAAAGATAATACCGGGAGTGATTCAACTTTAGACCTTGGTCTTCTTTTAAACCGCCCCGGTTCAAATGTTGGGGTTGGGTTTCGGGAAAATTCGAAAGAATTTGCCATCGGGTACACAACCTCGAGTGCATCGGGTCATACCATTACCCCTCTCACGAATGAAGATATCAATGTGCATGTGTATGGTCAATTATTTACACAATCGAATGTGGGTATCATAAATACATCCCCTATACACACCTTAGACGTGGGTTCGAATCTTTATGTAGACGAATTCGGTTCTAATATTTTAAATGTTATTGGAAATACAGATATTTCCGGAGTTTTGAGTGTCGGTGGAAATACGTTAATTGATAGTAAATTGGGTATAAAAACAGATTCGCCGGACGCTGAGTTGCATATAGTAGGAAATGCCTATGTAAGTTCCAACCTCACGGTTGATACAAATACGTTACACATAGATTCTGTAGCTAATCGAGTTGGTATAAAACAACTTTTTCCGACAAAAGAACTCGACGTAAACGGAACTATAGCTGCCACACGACGCGTGGATAATTCTGGAAAGAATCGAATACTCATAGGTGAAGAAACGGGTGCCACTCTTCATGCATCATCAAATTCTCATCTTGTATCTGTAGGTTACAGGGCTGGTTATGACCGCCAACAATCCAATTCCGTAGCTATTGGTTATAATTCTGGTAAAACTACACAAGCTGAGTCGTCCATAGCTATAGGTGAAAGGTCTGGTGAAACAAATCAAGGAAATAGTTCTATAGCCATCGGTGAAAAGTCTGCTTATGAAAATCAAGCCGCTTCTTCTATCGCCATAGGTGAAAATTCGGGTGGTCTAAATCAAGCTGGTAATTCTATAGCCATAGGTAGATATGCTGGTAGCGAGAATCAAGGACAGAAGTCTATAGCTATCGGTGATAGTGCGGGTAAGTTCAATCAAGGTGAAGGTGCCATAGCGATAGGTTATTATGCGGGATATCCAACGGGTCAAGCAGCTGGTTCAGTTATTATTAATGGTGGAACAGATACAGCAGGTTTTAACAATACCTCTACACAAAACGCACTCTTTGTTAACCCTGTACGAAATGTTAACAATTCAAATATTTTGATGTATAACGCAGTTTCAAAGGAATTCACATACGGTAACACAATATATAATAATGTTCACGTTTCAAATAATTTTACTGTAGACACAGATACCTTATTTGTTGATTCTACAACTAAAAAAATCGGGATAAATGATGCCACACCCGATGCTAATCTTCATGTAGTTGGAAATACGTATATATCTTCAAATCTCACCGTCGACAACAATACTTTACATGTCGATACGGTGAAACATTTTGTGGGTATTGAAACAAAATTCCCCGATGCAACGCTTCATTTGATGGGTAATGCATACATTTCCGAAGATTTAACCGTGGACATAGATACTTTCCATGTCGACTCTACCACAAATTCCGTGGGTATTGAGACTAAAACACCTCAAGCTAATCTTCATGTCGTAGGTAATACCTACGTAAGTGCCAATTTAACCGTTGATACGAATACGTTACATGTAGACACAGTTAATAAGTCCATAGGACTCGGAACAAAATTACCCGATGCTAATCTTCATGTGGTAGGTAATACATATATATCAAATGATCTCATAGTAGGTACGAACTTTATAGTTGATACAGATACACTTTATGTCGATTCAGGAACAAATTCAGTGGGTATTGAAACAAATTCACCCGACGCTAATCTTCACGTGGTTGGTAACGCATATATAACCTCAGATTTTACCGTAGACACGAATACGTTACACGTGGATTCCACAACAAATCGGATTGGTATAAAAACTACATCTCCGTCTTCCGAGCTTCATGTTACTGGTAATGCTTATGTATCGTCCACCGATAACTCGACTTCTAAAACAAGTGGTGCTTTAATAGTCGGTGGTGGCTTAGGTGTTGCGGGTGATATTCACGCTACACACGCCAACTTAGAAGATGTAGAGGCTGATAGCGTTAATATTACTGATACCACTACGTCTACTTCTGTAACCACTGGTGCTCTCAGAGTCGCAGGTGGTATAAGCACCCAAGAAAACTTAAATGTAGGTGGTGACGTATCGGTTACTGATACAACCTCCGGAAGTGCGGCCGGTCCAGAACTTAATTTATTTAGGAACATAACTGGCGCGGATGCGAACTATTTAGGTCAGGTTAAATTCAAGGGTAAAAATGACGCGGACACGGAGAAAAATTACGCAAAAATAACTGGTAAAATAGGAGATGCATCTAATGGCACGGAAGATGGTCTACTCGAATTTGCAACAATTAAGGCTGGTTCGCAAAGTATTCGCGCTCGTCTAACATCCACAAATTTTAAATTACTGAATGATGCGGGCATTGAAGTGGACGGTGTAGCGGATATTACAAATAGCACTACATCTACTTCAGCAACCACAGGTGCTCTCAAGGTCGCGGGTGGTATAAGCACTCAAGAAAACTTGAATGTTGGGGGTATTACCAAGGTTTGGGATGCAACAGATGCTTCATCTATGACTACAGGTGCGATGCAAATTGTCGGTGGTTTAGGTGTTTCTAAGAATATACACGCTAAAAATGCCAATTTTGAGGATACCGAGGTGGATAGTCTAAATGTTACCGACACAACAGCTTCCACTTCAACGACTACGGGTGCGGCCAAAATAGCCGGTGGTCTAGGTGTGGCTGGAAATATTTATGCAGCTCAGTTCTATGGTGATGGTAGCACCCTTACGGGTCTTTTGACAACTTTACAAGCTGTAACAGATAATGGTAACACAACATCAAATACTATTCAATTCACGGGTACAGATACAAGTTTAATTTCTAGTGGAAAAATTGGAGTTAAAAGCTCTACCCCTGCGGCAGATTTAGAAGTTACCGGAAATGCACACATATCTTCAGATGTTACTCTCGGTAGTAATATTTCTATAGCCGGTCTTTCGTTGAATAAATTCCCCATCATCGGTACAAATGATTTCTTAGAAGATTCAATCATAAGTAAATCGAGTGACAATATTGTCATAGCAGGTGGTCTTCAAGTAACTGGTGATATTATTCAAAATGGTAACGTATTTGTTGTAAACTCAAACAACACGGTCATTCAAGATCGCATTTTGACTCTCGCAAATAATAATACCCAAACCGCTCTAGATGTAGGAATACTTATGGAATACCCCGGACATAATATAGCTATCGCGCATCATGGTAATGAAACGCCCGAACGTCTTTCTATCGGATATACACAAAATGAATTCGTAGATACAACTATTAACCCCGACAGTAATAACATAACTCTGGATGTTTTGGGTAATCTTCAAGTTCAAAACAATTTTACTGTAGATACGAGTGTATTTCACGTGGATAGTGTTAATAACCGTGTGGGTGTACTTACAGCAGCCCCCGCCTATGTACTTGATATTCATGGTAACTCGAACGCAGCTGTTGCGCGTTCCAAATCTTCTGTAGTAACGGATGCCACGGCTGCGACCAATAAAACATCTGGAGCTGTCACAATTATAGGTGGTTTAGGTGTGGGTGGTGATATTCACGCAAGTGATGTAAATTTTGAAGATGCTACACTCGACAGTGCAACCATTCAAAACACAACAGCCGCCACAAATAAGACTTCTGGAGCGCTCATAGTGACGGGAGGTGTGGGTATATCCGGCGCCCTATTTGGTTCTACGGGGGAGTTTGATGGTATCACAAAGGTAACCAATAGCACAGCTTCAACCAGTAAAACGAGTGGTGCACTTCAGGTTACGGGTGGAGTGGGAGTACAAGGTGACATCCATGCTACCCATGTAAATTTTGAAGATGCTGAAGTGGATAGTCTTAATGTGACTGATACAACAGCTTCCAGTTCTACCACAACCGGTGCAGCAAAGATTGCGGGTGGTCTAGGTGTAGCTGGTAGTGTTTATGCGGCTCAGTATTATGGTGATGGTAGCACCCTCACAGGTCTTGTAACCACTCTCGGAGCGGTAGTAGATAACGGAAACACAACATCAAATACTGTTCAATTCACAAATACAAATACAAGTCTTATAACCAGCGGTCGATTGGGTGTTAATACAACAACACCTAACGCTAATATAGAAGTAACTGGTAATGCGTATGTTTCTGGAAATGTAACTGTAGATACAAATACTTTACATGTGAATGCAGTTAATAATCGTGTGGGTGTGGGTACTACTACACCTGACAAAACTTTACACGTACAAGGTGATATTAAATTCACCGGTGACCTATACGAAGGTGACGCTCTTTTTGTAACATCTCCTTGGGTAACTACAGGTACAGATATCTACTACAACGCGGGAAATGTGGGTTTCGGTACGAATGCCAATGTGGATGCCAATGTTCATGTCAATGGAAATGTATATGCTACATCAAATGTTATTGCGGGATTTGATACGGATACAGCCTCGTGTTTTGGTCGCGCCGCGATTGGTTATGCGGGTGAAAGTAATCACGCATCATTTGCGCATGTTGATAATAACACATCTGCTAACTACGCACTTAAACAAACTGCCACAGGTGTTACACACATTAATACAAAGGCAAACCAACACATTCGCCTTTCCGTGAACAATAATGAAAAGGTGCGTGTAACTGGTGGAGGTGACCTAAAGGTTGGTTCTAATATCCTATATGTAGACGCTTCAGAAACAAGTGTCGGTGTTAACACCGCAACACCAGACGCTAAATTACATGTAGTAGGTAACGCCTACACATCTTCGGAGTTGTCTGTAGGTTCAAACGTTTATGTAACTAACGGTCTCATCACAAATACAGCGGGTTATACTAAAAAGACATACAGTCTTTCTAGAACTGTTGGTGCGGGACACGGAACACCTTCAATCGATATAAACTTCACTTCAAACATTTTTTACGCAAAAATTACCGCACAACTCATCGATGCTACAGAAGATATAAGCACCATGGTTTTAGAAGTATCCGGTGGTAAAAAGGATGGCTCCACACCATCAAGAAACATTTCCATAGGTACGAAGAACATATTCGGTAGTGTTTTAAATCCAAATCCTTGGAGTCCAACGGTCGCTGTGGATAAAAATAAAATTACACTCACTACTACAACGTCGTTAGACGCTCAGGATGGATACGATATTTTCATAGAGTACATGTCTCGTGCTTCGGTCGAAGATGGAAGGGTTGTGTCTATAGTAGATACTGCACCCAATCCAGACATTACACATACATTTGGTTATTAATTTAGTCTTGATAATACACAAAAATCTTATATGTTTCTCCAAGCGTATAAGATTTTCGGCAGAAAAAAAGTATCATACTATATCAAATGGTAAAGACTAATATCCAAACATTTACTGGTGAAGTCGAAATTTTGAGTAACCTACATGTAGGTGATTATTTAACCGCAAACGGTGATGCATCAAATGTGTTAGACGTTAGCGGTAATGTAGGTGCCACATTTTTTGTAGGTGATGGTGGTTTGATTTCAAATATCGCCACAACACTGAGTGATATCGTCGACCAGGGAAATTCAGTGGCTAACGTTGTTCAGTTTAACGCACCACCCGCTGTTTATGGGGGTGTGGGCGTGATTACTCAAAGTAATGTTGGTATTCAAAATACCAATCCACTGAATACTCTTAGTATTGCAGATAAAATCGTAATTGATAAGGATGTTTCCGAACCTTCTACGACTATGAATGTACACGGTAAAGTGTATGCGAGTCGTTTTGAGGGTGATGGTGGTCTTCTATCGAACATTGCAACAACTCTCGAAGCTATTATCGATCAAGGCAACGTGTCAGCGAACGTCGTTCAGTTTAATTCTGCGACGGATTATGAAGGTGTGGGTCTTATTACTAGAAGTAACGTAGGTATTCAAAACACCGCTCCAGATTTTAATTTAAGTGTGGGTTCGAATCTTCATGTCAATGACCAAGGTTCCAACGTCTTGGTGGTTCACGGAAACGTGGCCGCGAGTAACTTGAACTTGGGGGTGTTCACCGTATCTGCTTCCCATGGACTCGACCAGGTTTGTGCTGAAAGTAACACGGTTACACGTCCCGTGCTATTTTCTAATG